CCTCAAGGGGGTGAAGAAATAATTCCACTTTATTGATCTAACTCACTTAGTTCGTCCAACATTCGCTTCCGTTCATCAATCTTACCGTCAATATATCCTGCTCTATACTCCCACGTTTGTCCACCATCCTGACCTTTCTTAGGATTGATGCACTTTTCATTACCTAATTTATTACAAACCAAACCAGCAAGGTCCAACTCGCTATCTTTTGTTTGGTTTCCAGTACCACGCCATACATGCTGTCCGTTTACCCATTGGGCACCGCACTTCTCGCATTCTTTCCTCTCTAGTTTAAGATCTGAAAGCTGTCGATCAGGATCGGTCATCGTTAATCTCCTTGATAAGTTTTTTGTACTCTTCAGTTTGACTGATGAGTTGGTTTTTCAGTTTTCGTCTCATCAGAGACATTTTAAACTGAATCCAAGCATACCTTAGTTGTAAGTCTGCATAATAAAATAACCTCATTGTCGCATCATACCCTGCTGTTGCAAACAGAATAGCTACGAAAATGAGGATTAGGTAAAAACCTAACATTGTAGTCATGCAATTACCACTACAGTATAGGTCTATTTAGTTGGAATGTCTGTATCGTTAGATAACAATTTGATTAGTTTGTATAAGCAATTGCAGTTGCCCACACTTCACCACCAGTTGTGGCAACATCTAATACAGCACCAGAATCTTTCTCGATGATAATTCCAGTATTTGGGGGAATGACAACAGAACTCGCAACTGCACCAGCAACAGTTACTCTGTTTGCTGCAGTATGAGCATTTACAACCCAAGCAAGTGTACCCGATGTCAGAGTACCAGTGCTTGGATTAGCTTGAATATCCTGTGCTTCAGCTAGTGGTTTGATGTTCATTGTAGTTTCCTTTTTGACTATTTATCAGCAGTTCCATGCTCTGAGGGACTTATTGATCCTAGAATCTGGATCTGAAGCAGTCTTCTTAGAAGTCAACTTCTTTTTCATTCCTTTCATTCTCGCACAAAAACTCTTTCTACGAGGGTTCCCAACTTTTTTTGAAGGTGCCTTAAGATCGCTTCCTGGGTTTTCACGCTCATACGACTTCCTTCCCTTCTCGTTGAGTCCACCCTCTTTGTTCTTTCCAGATTTTCTGGTCCATGCTGCTGCTTCATTAGTAACTTCTTCATTCTTTGGACGACAATCATTGACGAGTTTACCACCCTTCATTTTCATGCCTACTTTCTTGTGAGTAGCCCAACACTTTTGTGCTTTTTCGTTGAATTGAGAGAAAGATACATTACCATCAAATCCCTCTTTCTTTGATTTGTTACCCCAGTTCTTTGCACCTTTTTTACGGCACTTAACAAGAGCACCAGATGCATATGCAGAAGGCCATACATCATAACGTGCTTTTACCTTATGGTAACAAGCATCTTTCTTTTCCAACATCATCTCTTCTTGTGTCACGTTTTTGGCCCTCCCCGTTCTGTTTGGATTTGGATCTTCTTTACGTTTTTTAGCAGCTCTTTTATTTCTTTCGTCTTTACTCATCGATGCACGATCATCTGCATCGCGACAATATGGTTTTGTTTTCTGTCCTGGTTGTTTAGCACATGGTTTACCATCGTACTTACCACCTGTTTGAACCCATCCACCACCTTTAAACCAATCGCGGAGGGAATACCCTTTTGATTTGGCACCTTTGCCGTCTCGTTTTCCCTCTGCGATCTTTTTCTTCTCAGGTAGTCCTTTGTGTTTTGTAGATGCGAAATCTTTCACGTCGGACTTGGACATGGAGGTTGCAACTTTGGCAACCTCAGGCGAGGACGCTTGCCCTGTTTTCTGAGCCTTTCTAACAAGTCCCATAAACCTTTGTTGTTTTCTGGAGACTGCTTTTTCTTGGATTCCATTATGTACCTCCTGATGATTATTCTCCACCACCGTCACCTCCATCAGATGTGATACCTGCTTCTTCTGCAGCTGCGGCTCTTTCACCTTCACCTACATTATCAACAGTGTATTTGTCCCACATCGCTCCACCATAACCACATACGGAACGTTTTTCACGCTTCTCACAGAGACGACAGTATTTTTCTTCTCCACCGTCTTTACATTTTGCTTCCATCCAGAGATCGAAATCAGTCTGAACTTCTGCTTTTAACTTACCCCAAGTGCTAAGACTCATTGTTCTTATTATTTCTTCAGCTCTATTTATCAGATGCTTGCTGTTTAAGCATCTTCTGTAATTCTGATGTCGATCCAAAGAACACTGCGTTGTTAACTGTAGAAGGACCCTTTTGAACTTTCTCTTCTTCGATGTCTTTAAGTTTCTTCTGGTTATCTAATAATTTCTCTGTAATGTCTGCAACGTGTTTAATCAGGTTACCAGCGACTTCATACGCTCTTGGGTGATCGCTACTTTGAGCAACTTCCAATGCGCCCTGAATCGCTTCCTGACCCTTCTCAACTAGATTATACAACTGGGCACGACTATACTCATAGTCATCCACCACATCAGTCTCTTTTGCTTTCTTCACTGGTACTTCTTTCTTAGTAGATTCTGGAACAATCTCAGCATCTACATTAAATGTTTCGTTTAATTTATCAAAAGGATCTGACATGATTAGAAGTTGGTGAAGGATTCGTTGAAACCGAAATCATCATCTGGTTCGATTAGTACATGATCGGCATCATTGATGACAGAGAACTTGTGATCTCCACCAGTACCCTGACTTGTAATATCAACTGCAAATCCTTGTCTTGCATATGACTTGGATTTTGCTACTCGGAAACTAGTATCGTCAATTTTAATGATGTAGTAATTTTGTTTATCAGTCAATCCTCCAACAGCAGTACCAGAGGGATCTGAATTGTAAGTAACTTTATCTCCAGTGACAAAACCATGTCCACCTAGAGAAATTGTATTACTAGCAACACTGAATGCAGAGAAAGGAATTGCAGAACCATCTCTGTTTTGGTCTACCTTTGCAGCAGGTGTTGCACTGTATCTGACATATCTCGATCCAGTTTCCATAGCAGCACTGATATCGACGTTGACCTTTCTGATAACGTCTGCAGTTGTAACAGGACCGTAGAGGTATGATTTAGCTGTAAAATTTAAAGTATGAATTAGAGTTCTTCTAGTAAGAAAATCTGCTTCATAATCATCCTGAATACCGACACTATTCAATACAATTGGAATGTCTTTCTTTTCACTCATCTTAGAGATGAGATTAATTGTAATATTAAATACTGGTTGAAAATATGGAAGAATCTGTTCCAAGATTTGAACAGAATCCTCGTTGTTTTTACTAAGGATATTCAGTTCAAATTCAATGTTATATGGTACTGGAGAATATGTGGAATAAGTCTTTTTTGTGTCTCCTTCCTTTTTTGCATTACATAACTGGATAGGACCCAGCTTTCTGGAAGGATCATATTGAATACCTTTCATCTCAAATGACATTCTAGGTAATGTAATTTGAGTCTCTGCACGACCATCAAGATCTGGTTCTGCTTCAATACGAGCAAGAAACTTTTCTCTAGGTCCGTAATTCAAAGGAACCTTAGTTGTTTGAGTTACATTACCAGCACTATCAGTCCTCTGTAGTTCAACATTGTTGAACAGAGTACCAAAACCAATAATGGTCTTTCTAATAATTTCGTGATAAAAATGTGTACCTAACATCAGAAGCTTCCTGTTTGATTGCCAAATTCACCGAACGGATTAGATTCTGTCCAATCAAGAACATTATCTCCTTGATCTTCAAAGTATTTGTTCTCCGAAGCGGTTAAGGCATTTTCAATTTCTATAGAACTAAAGCTATCTATCACAGTTTCAGCCCCACTAGTTTCACCAATTAAAGTATCATCGTCTGAGAAACTACCAACAATATCAATCAATTCAAGTTCTTTATTGGTAACATCATATCTCGCAACTTTACCCTTAGGTTCACTTGGAGAAGGAGCAATTGTAATTCTAGGTGGTGTGGTATATCCACCACCTGTATTTTGTACGTTGACCGCAGTGACAGTACCATTAGTAATAACTGTTGTAGCGGTTGCTTGTGTTCTTGTGGGAGGAGCAATAGTTACTGTTGGAACTTCGGTATAACCAAGACCTCTATTACCAACATTAATAGCAGTAACAGTTCCTCCAGAAATAACTGCCGAGGCAGTTGCTTGTGTACCACCTGTAGGTGGAGCAGAAAGAGTAACAGTAGGAGCGGAAGTATAACCAGTGCCAGCAGTAGTAACTGCAATGGAATTTACATCCGAAGTTATTGCGGTAATTCTAAATGTTGGTTGATCTGTAACACCAGCAAGAGCAACCGTTACTACATCACCAACAACATAGTTGATACCATCATTTGTTCCATTAATTGAAACCGCAGTAACATCACCATTTGCATCTGCAGTAATGTCTACTCTTAATCCAGTACCAGAACCACCTGTTGTGGGAATGTTTGTTAAAGTACTTGCAATACCAGTACCATTATTGACAATCTCTAAAGCTGTTACAATACCATTCTGCAATGTTGCAGTTCCTTTTGCATCTACAGCATCTGGAGCTGCAATTTTGACTGTTGGTGCAGTTGTATAACCAGTACCAGCTCTTCTAATAGTGAAACTATTGTTTAGAGTATATGATGTAGAAACACTATTGTTTGCAACATCTGCTGTAAACTTTGTTCCATGAACAGTTTCACCAAACTTAAATGTACCACCAGCAGTTAAGATTGCCTCTGCAGTAGCACCAGTTCCTGTTCCCGTAATTGAAATTGCAGGTGCAGTAGTTGTGTAACCTTGACCTGGATTAGAAATACTAATTTCAGATACTCTTGTATTTGTAATTGTTGGTACAACTGTAGTTGGAGCAATAGCACCAGTTACACTACCAATACTGACTGTGGTATTTCCTCCATAACCAGTACCCTGGTTGATCATTCTAATATACTTGATACCACGAACCCACTTGTGGACAATAGAGTATGCAACTTCTGCAGCAATCTTATCGATCTCATCGACACCAGTCTCAAGTCTTTCATCAGCAAACTCCATGAGTTCACATGTGATAGTAAAGATAGGAACGTCACCTAAAGGTCTCAGAGGTGTTTCGTTCTCTACAAATTTGATTTGGAATAATTGTTGTGTAAGAGGGAAGTAAATTGCATCACCTTCATTTGGTCTTTCCGTCGTCACCAAATTGTTAGATTTTGCTTGTACTAAATCTTCCCATCTACGTCTAGAAACTACGAAGGTTGCCTCTTCAGAAATCCTGACACCAAACTTGGATAGGAGAGTACCATCTCCCTGGAAACCATCATAGTTTTGTAAATACATTTCGATGAGATAATTCTCATCAAACTTAGAAAGAACGTCTTCTCTGAAGAGTCTATCTGTTGTTACCATCTCTCTAGGTAGGTAATAAACATCCTGACCATAGATTTTTACCGACTCAATGATTAGATCTTCATAGAGTAGTTGTTCTGTTCGAGTCCCTTGCGAGAAAAATACGTTCTTAGCCATATCATCCTACGAAATCTAGAGGTGGTAATTCGTATGTACTGGACATCTTCTCTTCCAGTGCCTGTAACTCACTGACAGCATCATCATAAATCTGTCTACCATTGAACTCCACGCCACCAGGCATTTTAATTCCCTGGAACTTAATTAGATTCTGTCCCCACTGTCTCTTGATTAGAGATGTGAGATATTTTTTGACAAAAATTTCATTATAGACTTTAGTGAATGCAGCAGGATCTAGGGCTCTATAACAGTCAATAATAATGTAATCATCTGCTTGAGCAAGATCCCAATCGATATCTAAGTAAAGTCTATTCTGTAC